ACGGTTGGCGAGCAGAATAAAATCATCTGCCTTGGCCAGGCCGGCGTAAGGAACCGTCTGATAAACCGTCTCTTTGGCTTCCGTCGGCGAAATGCCGTAATCCAGCGCCTCATTAAGCGTCAGTTCAAATTCTTTCGGCGACTGTGTGGCAACATGTGACGCCAGCAAAACCAGATAACGGGTTTTGTGTAGCGCGCAAAATGGTTCTGGATTTGTTGCAAAATGGTTCTGGGTCGGTTTTAAAGTCTAGGTTTCGTCTAAGTTTTAAAAGGTGGGGTTTGCCGGTAGGCCTTTAAATCCGGAACTTTGACTGACGGTGTTTAAGCCGTTTTTAAATACTTCGGCCCCTTGTTCAGATTTAAAATAAAGGGGCATTAAATACCCCTTTATATACCTCTTATATATATTATAAAGTATCAAAATCGATATTACCGATTAACAGTTCTTTTGCCTGTTTGGATTGTCCTGTCTCTTTTGTTGCAATTGTATATCTGGTTTGAACTTCCATAATATAAAAGGCTCTAAAAATACGACGGATTTCCGGCACGTCGTTAATACTCATTATAAATTTGCCTTTAATCCCTTTTAACAGTTTGGTCAGCTCGTCAAAATCGGCCTTGCCGAAAATTCCTTTACCATAGTCATTTTCACAATTCCAATAAGGAGGATCAAGGTAAAACAGCGTGTCCGGCCGGTCATAGCGGGTTATAAACTCCTGATATGGTAAACACTCACAATAAACATCTGTAAGCCTCCGGTGCAATTCCTGAATTTGCGGAATAAGGCGTTCAACATTAAAACGTCCGGCTCTTTCGACTGAAACACCAAAAGCCTGGCCATGTACCTTTCCGCCAAAGGCGTTTTTTTGAATGTACAAATATCTGACGGCCCGTTCCAGCTCGGTCAAAAGCAGCGGCGGGGTGGCAAGCATTCGCTTAAACTCGGCACGGCTGCAAATCTTAAACTTCAGCATATCCGCCAGATAATCAGGAAACCGCTCGACCATACGGAACATATTGACGATTTCGCTGTTAATGTCGTTGATTGCCTCGCACTTTGGCTTTTTCGTCCGTCTGAAAAAGACGCCGCCCATACCCATAAACGGCTCTGCATATATGTTGTGCGGGATTTTTTCAATAATAGGAACTATAGTCTTGGCCAGCAGTCGCTTTCCGCCCAGATAAGGCGCAATCGGCTCTGTCGGTTTGACCTGTTCAAAGTTAATAATATTTGTTGACTCTGTTCGCATTATGTTCTACTTCCTTTCTGCATTTAAATTTAAGTGTTAAAGAGCAGGAAGCCAGCCCGCGCGGGGCTTTCTCTGGCAGAATCGCGAGTTCTGCCGGCGGGGCGCGCCAACGCCCCGTCCTTTATTCAATTTTGGTTATTTTGAGATAACCGGTATAAAATTCCTGTCCGTAATTCGTGCCGGGTATCGGCTGATGACTGCCGGAACGCTGGCCGTTGGTCTGAATTTCCGGCGTGCCGTACAGTTCGGCCCAGCTGACATTGTTAATGGTTAAAACGCCGTCGGCATATTGTTCGTAATTGTAATCGGTTGCCCCGGTTGCGCCTTCGGCAATAATAAAATCGCCGACAAAAGTATTCTTTTTAAGCGGATAGGTGTTTTTGTTTGTTTTGGCTCCCACTTGAACCGCAACTTCAACCGTTTTCAAGATTTTTATTTTGCCTTTGAACGCGGCACCGGAACCGCCGTCAAATCCAGACCAGCCGCCGTTGGCAGAATTTGAACCGCCGCCGGCTGCGATAACTTCGCAAATATCGCCTTTATAGAACTTGACCGTGCCGTTGATGTTATCCTGTCCGCCTTTTTCCGGCTGCGGTCGTCCTTCAAAAAGCGTTTCGCCCGTATTGTAAGGACTGCATTTGCCGGTATTAAAGACATGAAAAGCCGTTCTGATTCCGGACATATCATGCCTCGCTTCCGAGGCTTAAAAAGCCTTTACAATAATAAGTTGAATAATCAGCGGGAAGCTCTACCCCCTCCCGCATAATTTTGTTATATTTCAATATGTTAATCGTCATTTCAATTAAACTCCTTTAGCTTTCCAATAAAAACCGACAATTCCGGGAGCCGAATTTGCGACACCGGCGCCGTTGATGGTGGCCGCTGTCAAAGAGACCGTTCCGTTCACCGGAAAGTTTGTCGTGGCCGATGAAGTTGAAGGCCGCACACAGACCGTTTTGATAAAATGTACCCCGCTCTTAAAAGAGATTGGAAAAGTCAAGGCATGCGGCCCGTAACCGGCGGCCGTTTTGTAGCCCCATTGTTCAATTCGGCCGGACTTGAATTTTTTCCAGTAGCCGTTCGCGTTTGAACCATAGTCAATTACAGCGTCTTTCATCAGTGCCCCCGTGCCTCCCAATAAATTCCGGTAGTCGGCCCCTCGCTGCCGTAGGTGCCACCGACAATAACGTTCATTTGTTCCTGAGTAACCGAACCGTGAACAACCATTGCACAGGCGACGTTGCCGGAAGTGCCGTTAATCGCGGCCTGTGCGTCAAGATATTCGACCGCAGTTGGAAAACGGCTGACAAACCGGATTGTGTGCGGCCCGCCGCCCGTGCAGGCCAGATAACCGTTTTGCTCAATCCGGCCTGATTTATAAATCCGGCAAACTCCGGCCGCCGTTTCGATTGTTTCGACAATATGGTCTTTCATCTACACCCCCATTGCTTCAAAATAGAATCCGACAATGCTGCCGGCCGAATAGCTCGAACCGGAACCGTAAATATTGACCGATGCCAAATTCAGCGTTCCGGGCAAAATATAGTCGGACATGGCATTGCCGTTGCTTCCGGACAGGCACTGCACGGTCAGAAAATTGATTTTCTGCTTAAACTTTACCGGAAAAGTCAGGGTATGCGGGCCGTAGCTGGCTGCGGCCTTATAGCCCCATTGTTTCATTCGGCCGCTTTTGTAAAGTTCCCAATGTCCGTTGGCATTGCTGCCGTAGTCGATGATTTCGTCATCGGCGGCATCGCTGCTGCCGAAAACATGCTGTGTTGTTCTGATGCCTCTTGTCATTTGATGCCTTTCGTTTTGCAAAATGCCGGCTGGCGGCTCACTTTGTACAGCCGGTTAAAATACTCTTTCATAACCTCCCGATCATTGCCGGCCAGTTTCTGATAAACGCCGCCGACTTTAGGCCCGCCTTTTGGCCATTCGATACAGCCGGCGTCAGAGTTCCCAGTTATTGAACAGCTCAACAATGGCATCATCATCAAAATCAGGCTGAGCCAGAAGAGCAGACGTGCAATTTTTCTCATTACGGATTACCTCGTTTTTTTGTATGACAGTTTTAACCTCTGCCCGGGTATAGCCCAGGCAATAACTCAAAGCGCATAAAAGCAAAATGCCGGTTACAATCATCAGATTCTTAAACATTGTTCTGGCTCTCGTTTTCCTCCGGTTTCGGATATTTGGCCTTAACTGCCAGACAAGCCTGATAATAAGCCTCTAATTGTGCTTGGCCGGCGGCAACCATGTCCGCGTCGCCGGAATTGATTTTGACCTGCGCGTCAAGATATTCTTCAACCGGCGGGTAGGCAGCGGCCCGCTTTTCGTAATAGGTCGGTTCCGGAACAATCTGCTTTTCCCAATGTCTGACAATTTTGTCTTCGGTTTCTTCGTAAGTCGGCAGATATGAACCGTCAGGCGGCAGCGGTTCGCTGGCATCCAGCGGTTTGAAGCCGTCAGCCGACAAAAGTCGCGGGCATAAATGATAGTTTGAGACATTGCCTTTGACGTTTTCCGGAAAAGAAATCTGATATTTGTTAATTATTTTAACGTATTGCATTTTGTCCTCTCTTAAGCGGTAGCCGTGAATTTAGCGTTTAACGAGCCTTCCCAGACGCTTTTGATTCTCCGAAAGGCAAAAAGATACAGGCCGGCTTCCGACATGTCTGGCGCTTCGTTGTCCGGCCAGTTGACGCCGGCAGGCCAGTGAATGGTAACCGGCGTCGGCATATTGACATAGAGTTCCAGCGTGACAACGTCATTTTCTCCGGTTTTGCTGACCAGCGACATATCAAAGCTGAAAGTCGTTTCTGCCGCAGCCTGCGTCCAGCCGATGATTTTTTCGTCTTCCGGCTTGATGATGCCGTTTTCAACAGATTTTAAATGCTGGTAAAGGGATTGATAACGAATTGTTTTAATTAATCCGTCGGAAGCTGCCGCAATGGCGGCATCAATAGCCTGCTTGACCTGACCGGTGTCTTCTCCAGATGCTTCCAAACCATATCCGGTGATGACGTTCAGCAGCTCTTGTTCAACCTGATTGAAAAAGTCAGCTTTCGGAATAGAGCCTTTAACATCATGGTCTTTGTCTGCGTTAACATAGACATTTCCTTCGCCGGGGTTAATCGGTATAGTTTTTTCCATTTATGCCTCTCTCTCGTCTCTGATATTAAAAATTGTATGGCTTTGGTTGAGCCTGGCTATAATCCGCTTCATGTTTTCGATTGCCTCGTCGGAATCGGCGTCCTTGACGATAATTGTCCAGTAATAAACAATTTCCTCTTCGCCCAGCTCGTCTTCGCCGCCGCACTCGGACAGCCCGACCATAAACGGCGCATACTCTTCAATTTCAACCGTGCAGCCCTGAATTTTGCAGATATCAATATAGAATTGCTTATCCTGCCGACCTTTGGCAGCCTTGGCATTCAACGCCGCCAGCCTGTCCTCATAGCTGCCTTCCGGTTCCAGTCCGTAAAGTTCTTCCCACTCTTCCAGCAGATCTTTGGTTGTACGGATGTCCGCTTCTTCAATCAGCCCGCAAATCTTATCGTCCGCAGCTGCGTACATTTTAGCATTGACGGTTAACAAGATATCGGAAATGGTGCCGGGTTTGACTTGCCAGATTTTTCCGCGCGGCAGCAGGCTGATTAAGGCCTGTTTATAGCGTTTTTCTTTTTCGGTCAGCTCCATGTGATGTCTCCCAACATGGCGATTTCGCCGGCAGCGCACTGGATATTTTCCGTCGGTGACACGAGCTTGTAATCAACCAGATTAATGGTTGACAGAATGGCCGAGTGAATACGCGAAACCAGAACCAGCCCGCCGGGTTCGGCATTGTTGTCAAAACTTTGCTGCAGCGACTGGATAATGGCTTCTTTCATTTCCGGCGTATTCGGATCCAGATTGGCAATTTCAATGTCAATGGCTTTGGCTGCCGGTGCCAGAACAAAGATGCGCTTGACAGTTACCGGGCGCTTGCTGTCAATATGTTCTTTGACTTTTCGCAAAAGTTCTTCATCGGGAAAGCCGGTCGGGGTCATAATCCGGATAGTGACCGTACCGGCGCCCATGGTATGCGGATAAACCCATGCCCGATTGACGCCTTCAACCTCCAGCGCCCATTTTTTATAATCCGAGTCCGCACCGCCCATATACAGGTTGCGCATATATTCGACATAGCGGCTTAGAAGGTCTTTGTCAGTTTCAGCATCGGCGCCGGCACCGATCAGCTCAACCGTTGCCGTCGGGCTGATTCCTTCCAAGGCATTGACAAAGGTTAGAACCGTTCCGGCTTCGCAATTTCCGGCCGCTCCGGCTTTGGTTGCCACGACCTTAATGCTTTGTTCGGTTTCGCTTAAGGTTACCGTTTCCAAAACGGCATATTGCCAGCCGTCTTCACGATTGAGCAATTCTCCGGCAGCAATACTGTTGTCGACCGTGCCGGTGACTTTGATTGTACCGGTGGATTTGGAGGCTTGTTTGGGGTAAAGGCCGATACCGGAACAATGGCGGCGTAAATATTCGCCTTCGGCGGTTGTTGGAATTATCTGTTTTGACGCATACAGAATAAAACCAAAGAGGGCATTAAGCGCATAGCCGTTTGTTCTGGAATAGGCCTTTTGTACTGAAAGCGGCAGTTTATCATAACCGTTCGGAATTTTTGAAACTTCCGCGGCCAGATCCTTTTCAAAATTTTCGATTAATTCCTGTAAGGTCTGTAATTTATAAGGCATCGTTTTCTCCTAAAAACCTGTAAATTCCAACGGTTCATCATCGGTAAAGGTTAAAATAAAGCTCAGCTGGTCATCGCCGCGGGTTACGGTCACTTCCGGTTCGGATATAATGTCGGCGTCAACGGCGACTTTCAGGCTGGCTTTCACCTTTTCCTTAAAATCGACCAAGGTGTCGTCGCTCAGCTTTTCCCGGTCAAAGACCCAGAGGCCGGAACCCCAGACAATATTTTCTTTGCGGCCGTTGACACTGGTTTTAATCGCATCGCCCCACCAGCCGCGGTTTTCCTGTATGTATTCCGGCAATTCGTCCGGATTGACATAACCGTCGGTAAACAGGCAGATTAAAATCAGCTGCAGCTTCGGGTTTGTAATCTCAAAAATATCAATTTTGCTGACGTCGATTGTTTTCATCCGGCCGTTACCTCCGTTGAACCTGCGGTTATCGTGCCTTTGTGGGTGTTAGGGTCAACTTCTACCGTATCGCCCAGGCGGGCCACCGGCTGACCCCCGCCGGCAAGGTTGACTTTACCGGTAATATTGGTTGTTGATGCATTGATGTTGGCGGTGTCGGTCGTGATGTTGGTTGTGCTTGCTTCAATAACGGCTGTTTGTGTTTGAATTTTTACCGTTTGGCTGCCGCTGATATTGATAGTCTGTGCTGTCTGATTCAGGGTTGCCGGAGCCTTAAAGTCAATGATTCCGCCGTTTTTGAAATGAAGCAGGTTTCCCGAATCGTCATACATGGCGACTTCACCATCGTTTAGTTCCTTAAAGCGCAGCTCGCGGCTACCGATGTTTAAGACCACATTGTTGAATTTGTTGCCGTTGACGTTAAAAATCAGTGTTTCCGATTTCTTTTTTGGCTTGGCCGTAAAACCGTAAGGCTCTAAGAAGGCGACGTCGTTCAGAATTTCGCCGGCCGCCGTTTTAACCTGACAATGCTGGGTTTGGCCTTTTTCAACCAGATTAACCATGCCGAAGCGAATCAGGCCGGCCAGCTGCTCTTGCTGTTCGCTGTTGCTTTGTCTGATTAATTCAATCAATTCGTTAATAACCTTTTCCAGCTCTGTCATGCCATTTTCTCCAAATTCAACATTGCCCGGCAGCCGTTTTGGCCGGAAGTCAGGTCAATATCGGTAATTAAAAAGCTGTCGTTTAATTCAATCCAGGGGTCTTTGATTTTCAAAGCCGAGTTGAGCCGATAAAGCTTATCATCGGTCGTGCGGAATGACGAACCGGTGACTTTCAGGTCATAACAGTCATATTCAAGCTCTGAAATAGCGGCATTTAAGCGGCTTTGGCTGGCAATGTCCACCGTTTGATGATACTGGCGGCCGCTGCCCTGGGACTTTCCGGATACAGGGCTGCTGATAATGTTGTCCAGGCTGTAAGCGTCCGCCAGCGGCAGCTGGCTGTGCAGGGTAACGGTTTCATAAGCCTTGTAAACATTGTCGTTCTTGGAAATATCAATGATGTTTTCGCCGGTAATCAGCGCCGAAGCGGTGTATTTGTCACGGCATTTGTCCGTCATGACCAGCCGGCCGGCATCGTCGGAATAAATCAACGTATCCGATAATCTGGCCAGCCGGTTGAGAACCTTTTCGATTTTATCGGTAGCCGAGACGGCGAATGCCGGTAAAACAACGTCGTTGACGCTTTGATTGACAAACTCTACCGGATAACCGGAAACCAGCTGGCTGACGATGTCGGCCGCCTTTTGTTTGGCAAAATAAAAACCTTTGCCGACGGAAGCCTTGACCATTCGCCCCGCATAAGTGTTGATTTTGACGGACAGGGACGGCTTTTTGTTCATATATCCGCAGTCAACCGCCGCCACATAGCCGGTCAAGGCCAGTTCGTCGTCGATTAAAACCGTGACGTCCATATCCTTTTTTAACGCCTGTTTAATGGTGCTTAAATCTTTATAATCTTTGTCATAAGCGGCAAAAAACGCGCAGTTGGCCAGCTGATAAACCGATTTGACAATACGGTTGAAGCTGAAGTTGCTGATGCCTAAATTCGGAGTGCGGAGTTCGATTTTATACACCTTGCACCTCCAAATCGACACCGGCCGGCATAAACAGGGCATTGGCAACACCGTTGCGGGTTTGGATGTCGGCCGCTCGGACTTCCAGATTGTCGGAACCATACAGGCGATGCGCAATTACGCAGGCCGGAAAGCTCTTGTTGTAGCTCTTAACCGTTGTGTTGACGACATGCTTTTGTTTAATCAGGCCGACGCCGATGTTTAGAATGTTGTTAATCTGGGTCTGAATTTCCCGGTTCTCGGTAGCAATGGCCACGCTCAGCGCCGTATCTATCAGGGTTTCGATCGTTTCGGTCAAGTCTGCTGCATTCTTATATTCTTTATGATAAACGGCTTCATCGACCGCCTCAATGATTGCCTCTTGGTTTATCAGCTCTTCAGAAGCCTTGCCGTTTTGATAAATCTGGTCGGAAGCCTCGGCCGAAACGTCCGGTTTTTTGACGTCGGACTTAATGCCGGCCATGCTGATATAAGTGTCAAAATAGTCTCTGTCGGTCAACTCGCCAAACAAATCGCGCAGTTTGGCATAGCTCAGGATTGCCGCGCCGATGCCGCCGGCGCTGGCTGCCAGAATGTCCAGACTGCCGCTGATCGGGTTGGTAATCTGGCCGATCAGGTTATTGGCCGACAGCTTTGATATTTTGTTGGTTATGCTGACAAGGTTGTCATAACTCTGCAATTTGACAAACCCGGGAAAGCCTTCAAAAGTAAACTTCTCGTCAAACTCGGCCAAAAAGCTTTTTTCCGCTTCGGCCGTTGCCTTGGTGAATTTTTCGTCATCAAGTTCCTGCAGTTCAATAATCTTTAAGGAAAGGCTGTCGCTGTCAATTTTTTTGAAACTAAAATCAAGATTATATTTGTCGTCAGCCTCTTCGGACTTGGTAATGTGCCAGCCTTCTTCAATTTTAACCTGAGCGCTGCGGCCGTCAGGCATAACCAGCAGACCCTGGCGTTTTTCAAGGGCTTTTTCGAGTTTGATTTTGGTTTCTTCAACTTTTTTACCGTAAATATAGCCTTCAACGTGAAAATCCATATTGTCCAGTTTGCCGTCCTGGCTGTCGGAATCGGTTCCCAGAAAATCAGCTTCCGCCGGTTTGTTGTTGCGGCCGTAAGTAAGTGTTTTGGCGTTAAATTCTATACTGCGAAATTTAATACGCATAACTGCGGCCTCCCAAACTCAAGTCAATGCTGGTCATATTGTTTTCCGGACTGTTGTCTTCAATTTTCCGCAGAGTTACGTCAGCGTCGGGAGAATTGATGTCGAGATGAATTTTGGTATCGCTTTGCGATTTTAAAACATTCAAAGCACGCTCGCTTTCCAAGGCTTTGGCGTTTTCTTCCGGTAGTTTGTCAAACAGGCCTCCGATTTTTTCGCCCAGGTAATTGCCGATATAAGCCCCGGCAACCACACCGAGCGGCCCGCCGATTGAACCGATTAAACCGCCGGCAATGCTGCCGAGGCTTCCGCCCAACTGCGAACCGTTTTGTGCCTGTGTCAATTCATAGGCAGAATAAGCCATTCCGGCAACTCCGAGTGCCTTGCCGCCGTATTTTAAGGCTTTGCCGCCATAATTTGCCAGAGTAGCCAATCCGCGGTGGCGTGCCATAAAACGGCCCATTTTTCCGAACTTTCCTGATTTTCCGCCGCCGAACATATCCATTCCGTCAGCCAAGCCGGCGGCTCCTAACGCGCCGCCGTTGACAACATAAACCGGAATCGGCCGGCCGTTTACCGCCAAAGCGCCCAAAGCGGAAGAAGCGCCGCCTTTTTTCCCTGCGCCGAAAAAGTCCATAGCACCGAGAATGCCGTGGCGGGCTTTGTTGGCAATGGCCAAAGCGCCGACCGTTACGGCAATTTTACCCGCAGTCTGCAACCATTTGTCCAGTTGTTCCGGCTGAATGCGGTTTAACGCATTGGCCAGTTTCTGGATCGGCTCGGCCAAATTGCGGTTGGCAAAGCCGGACCAGGCACTTTTTAATGAAGTGATGCTGCTTTCCAGCGTGGCGGCCATACGGGCGGAATCGGACATAATGCTGGCGCCGTCGCTGTTAACGCTCATCAACTCATTCATAGCCTTAAAAGCCTCGGCGGCGCTTTTTCCCTCTTTCTTGGCCTGATTATATGCAATGGCAATCGGATTGACGGCTCGTTTTGCAAAATCTCCGAAAATTGCGCCGATTTTTGAAGTATCACCATCAACTTTAACAATAATATCTTGAACTATGTCCGGTAATGCACGGAAATTACCATTAACGTCTTTAATGGCAATACCCATGCTTTTTAAACCTTTTATTAATCTCGGACTGGTCAATTCGCTTACCATGGATTCAAAAGCCGTGGCAGACTGCTCAGTCGAGCCGGTACCTTTTCTGGCAAGCTGCATCATCGTTCCCATTTCAAGCGCAGCTTCTTTTCCGGTTCTGCCCATGGCGGCATAAGCGGAAATAATCCGTTCGCCCTGAGTCGCCAAATCGCGCAATTCAAAAGCGCCCATTTTGCCCTGATTGGCCAAAGCATCGATGATTTCCAACATCTCTTTGGAATCTTTGACGTTAAACTTTTCAAAAATGTTGGAAAACAGGGAGCCGACGTCTTCGCCGCCGGCGCCGGTGGCCGAGATAACCATGGCAATATTTTTCAAATTGTCTTCGGCAACGCTCAGTTCGCCGGTTTTGGCGGTAATCTGTTCAACCGCGCTTAAAAGCTGCGAGGGATCAATATTAATATTGCGCTCTTGAGCCACCCGGTAAATCTGTTCATTAAGCTGCTGCATTTCGGTTTTTGAACGGTCAGCGACAATTCCCAGCTGTTCAAGCCGGGTTTCCATGGCTGCCGCACCCTTAACAGCCATAATTCCGCCGGCGCCGGTAATAAAGCCGGTATAACGATTAGCCAGTTTGTCAAGCCCAGTTTCAGCAGCCTGAAGACCTTTGGATAAAAACAAAGCACTGCGGCTACCGGTCTGTCCCATGCGGGACAGCCGGTTAGCGAGCTGCTGGCTTTTACCGAACAGATTGCCGGTTAAATCCAGACGGAACGATGCTTTTAAGTCTTTTACTGCCATTTATATTTGTCTCTCAGTTTGTTCAAACGGTCAAAATACCGGATTATGCGGGAAAGCGGCATGTTTAGGATGTCGCTTTCCGGGAAATGCAGGGTTCGAGCCGCTACCAACACCAGATCCAGCGTGTCATTATAGCGGCTGATTATCTCGCCCCAGGGCGTCCAGATCGGACTTCTCCCGCATTTCAAAGTATTTTTCGGTCAAAAAGTCAAAGTCGGCCGCCGAAAGCTTGTTAAATTCTTTTGGACTTAGCGGCATATCAAGTTTGCCGAGCTTGGTAATGATGCGGCAAAGCATATTTCTGACGACTTTGTCAGCCGGACACATCAGCACCGGACCTTGCGGCGTCAGGAAAACTTCCCGGCTTTGCTCATTTGCTTCAATAATGTCGCCGGCCGTGATGTCCCGTATTTCCACTTCTTTGTGAACCTCTGAACCGGTTTCCAACCCGTTGGGCAATGTAAATGAAACTTTAGACATGGGTTAAGCTCCTGTTACGACTTCATTGGCTTTTTTGAAATTGAATTGGACTTCGAAACCGCCGGAAACGACTTCAATACCGCCGTTCTGCCAAGCGTGGGCCGCCGTATAGGTCTGGCCGGTATCAGTATCCCAAACCACGGTTACGTCATCCATGGCTTTAAGTTTTTCAATTGACATGCCGGGACAGAGCTCTACCGTCCCCTTGACATGGCCACCTTTGGTCTTGGTTTCATAACCTTGACCATTGTCGGTTTCACTTCGCTCCGGGCCGTTCAGCGAATAACTTATTTTTGTCATGCCGAAAGTTTCTCCGTCAGCTTTCAACGTCCCTTCGCCATATTTTCTATTCGGATTCATATTACCTCCTGTTAAAGAATGAATTGCAGTTTACCGGCGACAATGCGCAGGTTGTTCATAATATTGGGCTGCAACAGCTGATTCAGGCGTTCGGTATCGTTGCTGTCGCGCAGCGTGAGGATGGTATTCTTAAAGCTGCTGATATCCTCAACCAAACCGGCCGCCAGCCAGTCTTCTGCCAATGCGATAATCTCGCCGGTCAAAACTTTCGGCGTAACCACTTTCTGGCCGGGCTGGACTTCGTAATCGTCATCCGCCAGCTTGTAACGCTGGAATTTCTGCTGTATGCGCTCTTTCCAGGAGTAGCGCAGATAAATGGCGGTCTGGGTGGTAGTCATATCAAAATAGCTGTTATCCGTAGCGCCCACGCTGTTTTTGCGGTAAGTGGTCGCTTCGCGCTCAATCGCCGTATTGCCGTTGGCGTTAACAATAACCGTGGCAATGCCGGCCTCCAGCAACATGTTGCGTTCTTCCGCCCGCAGCTCTTCTTTGGCCGGCAGGTCTCCGACCAGTTCCAGACTGGCAATCTGCCGCGCCGGATCTTTCTGAAATTCGATAGCTGAAACGGCAGCGTAAGCGCTCGCGCGTTCTTCCGGCATATTCGGGCTTTTGTAGTCCATCATGACGCTGAAGCACTGATTGTTAACGCTTTCAACTTTGGTCAGCATCTCGTTTAACGTGCCTTTAAACACCATGTAAACGGAACTTTCATTGTTAACCATAGCCCCGAAACGGCGCGTGATTTCCTCCTTCAACAGCCGGATATTGGCGGCGTCAATATAAGAACTGACGATTGTCGGCGCATAAAAATCGCCGATGGCGGCAATCGTATCGGCCAGGCTGGCATTGCCGGCGCCTTTGGTCGACTGGGTAAAGGTCAGCTCCAGACCGGGGGCGGTCGTTTCGCCGTCATAATAGTTTAAGCGAATGTCAATGAAGTTTCCGGCTTCGCCTTTGTGTTTAGCAGTCAGGTTAATTTCCGTGTCTTTCTCGGAAACGGCGGCAGCGGTAACCGGCAGCATGACATCGGCGTTGATTTTGGCAATCAGCGCGCTGGTAATGTCGGCGGCGGTATCTTCTTCATTGATTGTCAGCTGGATTTCTTGGCCGCCGATCATCAGATACAGCATACCGGCCTGTACTTTGGTTGCGGTAACGGCCAAATGATAAACGGCGGCGGTGCCTTCTGTCTGTTCAACGGCAATGATGTATAGCTTGCTCTGCTTGTTGTTCTTAAACCATGCTGTAGCCATGCGATGCAGTTCCGAACCAAGGCCTGCCAGCGGAATGACCTGATCGGCACTGGTAATCAGTCCGGAAATTTTGTTGTATTCCAGCAACCCTGCCAGTTTCTGGCCGATCAGCAGCCCGGCGGATGGTTTGCCCGACAAGCCCTGATTGGCCAGGCTGTTGTCGATTTCGCAATAAACGCCGGGAACTCTGGTCTGGGTAATTTCGTTAAAATCCATTTTATTTTCCTTTTTTTACAGGTTTGACGGGTTCAATGACAACTTCGTTGTCGCGTTGACGGCGGCGCCAGTAGATATTGTCTTCTACGGCTTCGCCCTGGGCGGAAAGAACGGTCATGTCCGGTTTGCGGACTTTCAGGCCGTCTTTTGCCGGTTTTACAAAAATTTTAGACATATAGCCTCCTATTTCAGGGGGATTATTCCCCCGCAACAAGTTAATAAAATTTGTTCTGCGTCGTTCTTTTTTCGCAGGCGTACCGGCAGTACGGCAAGAAAAAGGAACAAGCAGGGCGGATTTTAGACCTTGCCCTCCGGGTCTGCCGGAATTCCGGCGGCTTCTTTGTCATCAGCCTTGTCAATATACTCAATATTGCCTGCGGCCTCTTTCTCCAATCCGCCGGTTCCCGGCAGATTTCGGGAGGATAATCCCCTGAAACAGGAGGCTCCTTCTCCTTCATTGACGTTAAATGAAACTTCATGCTGAGCCTGTCCGACTGTCCAATCGCCTTTGACACGCAGAAAATCGTCCAGCGCCGCATAGGGCTTGTTTGAAGCCGACTGGGTATAAAGTGTTTTGAAGCGCAATCCGAACATCGTCGTGTAATATTTTTCCAGCCGGGCATTGATAATCGGCTTGGCTTCAATAAAAGTAAAAGGTTCAATAGGCAGTCCTAAATCCTGTTTAATCAGTAATTTTTTTATATCGTTAATCAGCTGATACGCGCCGGCATGATTAAGGGAACCCTCACGGGCGGCGTTTTCCGATTTGTTGTTGCGGACATAGACAATCAGCGAAAAATAAGCATAAACACTTTTGCTTATTTCATGTTTGGCCTCTTCACCGCTGTAAGCAACCCATACTGCCGGGCTGCGGGTTTTTAAGAGATGCGGAATGTCGTCATCGCCTTCGCCGGAATAAGAAGCGATAACCGGGATTTTATAACCCAGAACGCCGCTGTTTACGGCCTTTTGCAGACGGTCGATAATTGCCTTTTCAATGATTAAAATCGGGTTTTCAAAGCTCATGACAATGCTCCGTTAAGAAAATTTTCAACTCCCCTGCAAATATCGGCTTCGTCGCGCTTGGACAACCCCAGATACGGGCGGGCCGTAATTGTAACGGCTTTTTTGCTGGCCCAGCGGCCGCCGATGTTAAACTTTAAGAAGTTTTTAATTTTGGCTTTGATGGTACCGCCGTATTGATGAATGGCTGCGTAAACCATTGCCGAACCGACTTCGGCATAATCTTTGGTCGCCTGACCGATAATGCTGCCGCAAAGGTAACCGTGCAAAGTCAGAATCCTGCCGCCGCGTAAGTTAGGCTTCCACTTTTTGCCGTCCGGATCGCGTTCTTCTTCAAAACGCTGAACCGTGCTGCTTTCCAAGATGCCGGCGATATTGTCGTTAAGCTCTTCCCGGGCTTTGTCGTCCAAACCTTTGATGTTTTCAATATGCTTGTCCAGCTCTTCAAATTTTGCTCTGACGCCCATTTCAGAAGCCTTTCAACTGATTTTGCGAAAAATGGCGGACGGCGCTGCCGGAAAAAATAACGTCGCCCGCTTGTTCGGGGTTTTGTCCTGTTTCGGGATCGCCCAGGGTAACGACGCCTTTGGCTATATCCTTCAAAAAAGTCAGGTTGCGCTCATAAGTTTTTTCAAGTTCTTCGGGGATGACCTCCTTATACATAAAGTACCGGGCCATATCGCAGCAAATCCGTTTCAGGGCTGCCGGTACGGTGGACAAAGGCAGGGCATATTTGACCGCAACGTAGGAATTGATAAGCTCTTCGGCATCGGCCAGCGCCGTTTCGACAACTGTATCGTCAATGACTTCGTCTTCATTGCCGGCCAAGGCGACAACTTCCCGCTCGCCGAAACGCTTAATCAAATCATCTTTTATTGCATACATGCCCTGTATTCCTTATTCCTGAGTATTTGCCATTTCAGCAATGGCCTGGTCTTTCAGCTCTCCGGAAACCTTAAAGCCGACTTTGGCGCTCAAATTGGCAACGTTGACTTTTTCTTTTGCCGTTTCCAGCTCGGAAATAGCGGCCTTTACCTTGTCGAGGGCATCCTCCGGAACGGCCGGCGGCTGGCTGCCGCCTTCCATTCCTTTGACTTCAACCACTTTAACAATCAGCTCTTTTCCACTTTCGGCCATAATCTGTGCCAGCTGTTCAGGTGTGAATTCACTGACCGAATGCAGGGTTTCCGTGGTAGAATGGCGGATACCGCCGCGGCGAAAACCATCAACTTTAGCGGTAATAAGCAGTGATTTGCCGCCCATTTTGAATTCGTCTTCTGTTTTTTCCATTTTCTGCTCCGGTTAGTCACTCAAAAACGGACACATAACGACTTTAACCAGATTTTTAATCGGGTTGGATTCGCCGTTAGCCAGCCGGTCTGAGGTAATGAGTTCGTTTGCTTTAATGAAATTGGTTGGAGAAACCAGCAAAATAGTTGGTTTGATAGCCAGTGCTTTGCCATTGTCTGCTTTTAAGGCACACATGTTCTGATATACCTTTGTGAAATTAGCCTGTGTCAGCTCTTCTTTGGAACAGGCAGCCATCTGCCACAAGGCATAGCCGGCATTAACACGAGCATGTACACCGTATAAATATTTGCCTTCTTTAAAGACAATTTCTGATTTGCTGTCGGTGATTGCCTGGAAATGGTAATCTTTTCTTTTTTGAAAGACGATCGGTTTTACCGGACGTGAAGCGTCAATCAAATACCAGGCCGGTTTACTGCCGGTGTAAAAATTTGAAACAGACGTTTTTTCTTTACCGACTGGGTGATCGGTATCAAAGAAATACTGGCCGTCATAACATTTATTATCCGTTCCTTTTTCCAAAAGGCCGAAAACCAGCTCGTCCGGATGAACTTTGGCATCATAACCAAGGTTTTGAATCAGCGGCGTATAAACACCGAGGTTATCGTCCTCAATGTCATCCTCGCTTACGCCGACTGTGTTTTCAAATTTTTTGTTTCGAATTGTGTAACCATGAGTTTCGAGATTCTGAATAACACGATCACCGACCCATTCCCGGAACTTTGTCGTCATTCCCAGCCAAGCATAGGTATTTTCAGCGGCTGTCGACGGGACATCCATGGCTATTGCCTTATACTGGCTCGGAGCTTCGGTAAACGCCTTATTAAAAATCACGTTAAACGAGGTCTTAATTCCGTTAAGCGTTGCGGAGTTAATAATCATTGAACTTTCTCCTGTTAAAATTTGACCCAAACGCCACCGTCGGCTACGGCAAAGACCGTCCCGGCTTTGGATTTTGAAGTTCCTGTTTTACATACAGTGGTGGAATTGCTGATATAGCAGTCTGCCCCCACATCAGCGTCGCTTAAGCTGTCGCCGCTGTCATTTTGGTAAAGGAAAACGCCCTTTCGGAAAAGCACGACACCGTCTTCTACCTTTTCAACTCTGCCGATAGCTTTCAATCCTGCTGCGGCTTTTGCAGCAACGGCAACGCCGGTGGCGTCAATACAGCCAATTTCTCCGATGTAAATTTTTTCTTCACTTTTCAACGGAAAAGCGACATTGCGTCCGTCTCTTTCTTCTGCATTAAATTCAGGCATTAGTTTTTCTCCTCTTTACGGGCAGCTTTAAATTCGTCTTCAGACAAGCCCATTTGTTTGCAGATCGCCAGTTCTTCGCCGGTCAGGCTGCCAGCGGTCGCCGGCGGCGTACCGGTCGGGGCTTCCGATTTGTTCAGGGACAACTGCGGCATTTTGGCGATAAAGTCGTTAAATGCTGCTTCTCCCAGGCTTTTATGAATAGCCAGGGCATTGTCTTTCAAAGCCGGAATCAGCTTGCCGTCGGCAATAGCCTGGCTGACGGCTGCTTCTGCCTTGTTGGCGGCAATCAGCTCTTTAAGTTTGCAGACTTCCTGGCTCAAATTTGCGTATTTGGTTGCGTCGACGCTTTCCGCCTTCTGTTTGTTGATGGCGGCAACGATAGATGTTTCATCAGCTGCGGTTCCCAAAACGTCGGCGATTTTGTTCAAAGAAACCTGTCCGCCGGCTGTTTTCAGCTGGGTAACGGCATCAATGACATCTTGTTCGCTGGCAGTTTCGGCTAAACCTAACAGCTGAATGAGTTTTGCAAGTAAATCCACTTGTTTGTCCTCCTCATTGTTAAGGTTAGATTTATTGAACGCTTGAAGTTCAAGGTTCGGGTAATTTGTCAGACCGGCGCAGGTCAAGGCGATAACATTGCCTTGTTTGTCATGCGTAAACACGGGTGACAAATAGCGATATTCCCTGTCGGCAACGGCCTTTTCGGCGCGTTTCGTCCATTCGACTTTTCCCCACAGCCCGTCTTTGCCCTTGTTGATGAGCTGCTTAATCCAGGCAGCCGCCGGAGCCGGGGCGCCGTTCTTGTCAGCAAAAAGGGTCTGATGTTCGTAATCGATGACCAAATCCAGTTTGTCTGAATTGGAAGCGGGATTGTACCATTTCAGGGTATTAGCTATGACGGCAGCCACGTCAAACATAGAGAATTTGCGGCCGTCGCGGCCTTTGATTTTGCCATAGGGGAGAAGCTGGACTTCATCCGGAACTGGATTGTCCGGATTAAGTTCCAGCTGCAGGGAATTAATGGATATGTCAAAATGTGTATCAGTCATGTCTTCAACATAGGCCGATACAGCTTATTTAAAAAGCTGGACTGGTGTCCGGATTGATTGTCTTGGGAAATTGGTTTAAACAAAACCTAGTTAGGTTTTGTTACAGGTGCGCGTACTTTTATTTTATTTATCGATTTTAAAGGGGGTTTAAACGGGGTGTAACACATTCTTTTAAAGTTTATATAACATTACACCCCCTCGGCCTAAAAACTACTCCTGCGGCGGAATATTGATTTTCGGCGAAGATGTGGCCAGACTTTTTAACAAAAGAAAAATGCTGCGAGCGGCAGCACGGTTTTGTATATTAAAATAGTTTCGTACCAGTTCTTGAGCTTCATTTGTTCTGTCAAGGGGCGTTGGCAGCGGATTATTGTCACTGTTGTCAATGATATCAGGATCATATACAAAATTCCGCGGACTCTGATCCGCGATGTCCTGCGGCATATCTTCAAAAAAGAAATTAACGTCAACGCCTAGAATTTTGCTGAAGTCCCACATACGGCTGGCGCCAATGCGGTTGCTGCCTCGTTCATATTTTTGGATTTGCTGAAAAGTCAGCCCCATCAATGAGGCCAGTTTATCCATGCTCATTCCCAAAAGCAGCCGGCGAGCTTTTAGCCGGTGGCCGACATATACGTCTATCGGATTAGGTGTTCCGTCTGGACAACGGCCGCGGCTTTGACGTTTAATTGTTTTAATAGTAGTCCCGTTTGCGTCTCGCATATTAAAAACTCCTTAAATTTCTCCACCTTTCAACTCCCAAAGGTGGAGGAGCTTTTCCTACTGCGAGACAGCAACAACTTATTTGTTACATAAATAACTTATTCGTTGTACTCCTCCGTCAGTTTGACGTACGAAGTCACAACGATTTTTCTACATAACTCATTGTTATATTATTCTCGCGGAAGGAAAATTCCGGTAGAATACATAATAATTTCCGGCAGCTGAGTTAGGCTGTCAGGCATACTATAAAAGAAAAGGACTAAGAATCAATTAAAAAATTGTTTGATTTTGGACTTGTCTGCTTATATAATAAAAATAACGGATATGTAAAACACGGTGAAACTGGAGGCCGTAGGACACCTTTAAGGTGGCTCGCGTGCAGAAGTGTCCAGCTCTGCTGCATATCCGTTAATTTATTTTAAATCACGAATGTTTGGGAAACTCAATTTGTCCTGATTTACCATCAAAAAATAAGTCATAACATTGTTTAGCATAGGCTTGATCTTGGGTATCCTTAATATAAAGGGCAGCAGAAAACAAATCCGGTGTACGAACCAGCTTAATATTTTGGAGTGTCGCAATTTTATAAACGTGCTGACCAAAATATTCTTGATCCCGTTGCTCTGGAGGCATAGCTGTAAAAGCGTTACCAAACAATACTGATGAAATTGATAGATTTTCTATATCAACATCATTTTCTGTAATATACGTTGCTGCATGAGTATGAAGTTGATTAATTTTTTTATTATTAACCGTCCCTTTAGAAACGCCTTCGGCTTCACCAATTAACAAAAAGCCGGGATTATCACTTTCGCTGCAAAGTACATCAATTTCGCAATTATCTGTCGTATAAGTATGAGGATTAATAAAACCTATAAGTTCCATTGCTTCTAAAATACCCTTTTCTAACTCATGGCTCTGCCCATATAATAGAGTTTTTAGATTCTGTTCTTTTTCTATAAGTTGATTCGAAACTTCAATCTTTTGTAAGGCTTCATCTATCTTCTTTTGATTCTCGGAAATTTTATTTTGCTCATCCTTTTCAGTTCTTGATAAATAATCAGGGTTGTTTATTACCCATTCTGGCTGTTTAGGAACGGATGTTGAAAAAAATTCATTATATATATCTTTTAATAGTTCTCGGTATTCTTCCCTCTCAGAGCTATAACCCAAAATATTAAGCTTAAACATCGGCAAAAACAAATAAATATTATTATGTTCTTTATCTTTATAAATTCCACCTAATTTATTCTGTTTATTTTTCGTAAAAAACATAGGCGTATAATTTTCTTGGTTCATATATACGTGGAAACAGAATAAATCTCGTGATTTAATCCATTCATAAAGGGCTTTTATAGAAGAATTACAATTAGCGGCTACAACCTCGTTTCCGGCACAATTTTCTATTTTAGCGCTATTTATGCAAGGCACAAAATTGTAATTATAAAAATATTCTTTTACTTCTCCATATGAATTTACCGATGCTATTGTTCTTTTAGCAAACAAGTTAATAATGATTAATTTATTGTTAACTTCGGTTAGTTGTTTTTTCCAATATTCAAAATTATTCCAACATTCTGAATATTTTTTATCTTCTCCCAAACTATATGTTTGATCCTCAGTAGGTGTAGGATAAACGTTAATTATTTCATACTCGTCTAAACTGGCTCTCGTATTAAAATCAATGCTATTGTTAAAAAATTTAGCCCCTATTGAACATATTTTTAAATCTGTCATCTCTAAATCTCCATTATTAGAGATGATAATATTAAAAATTATAACTTTAGGCAAGCCTATTTTAGGCGAGTTCCTTTGGTAATTAGTTTGCGTAATTGACGATCTTCTGCCAGATGATAAGTCTGCGTAAATATTTCATTACCGTTGCGGGTAACCTTAACTGCCAGCCAATAATTTTTTCCGGAGATTTTTTTTACAGCAACAACGGTTTTTTCCGTATCTTGAACCAAGATATCGTAATTTTGTAAGACTTTATTAATTTGTAGATAATCATCAATAGTCAAATCCGGATGGTGTTTTTGGTTTTTCAGCAGGGTTTCGTCGGACAGGCAGCAAAGCGATGTTTCGGTCTTTAAGGCCTGTTTAATCCGGTTATCCACGACACCCACTGCAAAATACCCCTGAGGATTTTTATAAAAATCAGCAAAATCATCGCTGCGCACAAGGCTGTTAATTGCAGTACGGGCGATGTCCGGATTAATCTTTTTAAGTTTTTCGGCAACTTGTTCACGCGCTTTTACTCTTAAATTAGCGGTTCCGACATTGTAATCAAAGCCCGGAGCAATGCCGACAGGAATGCGTTTGATTTCTCCGGTGGCTTTATTTTCCCATTCGCGCCAGGTTATTTCCGGCGTTTCACTTACGCTCCAGCCGTTGCGATCCATATCTTCTTGGCTGATTTGCTGTACTATACAACGGCAATGCCAGCCGTTCGGCGGATAATGTGTCTGCCAAAAGGGATGATCAACCGGCAAAATGATATGGTGCCACCGCCGGTGTTCGGTTCTGGTCTTTTCATCCAAAACGCAGACATAGCGCAAATACGGCCGGGATTTTTTGCGCCGCTGGATCCGTTCCCATCTGCCGGCCGCGTAAGAGGTGCGAAGATTGGTGTCGTAAATGGTGCGTAACCGACGCGGCGAACCGAGCTGAACGCCGTCTTCCGCCTTGCCCCACCAGCCTTTTTCCTGCAATATCGGCGTCAACCTGTCCTGAAAAGTCTTCAGCGTGCTGCCGTCGGCAATGGCTTTGACGACTTCGTCATAGACGTCGTTGACAATATCGGCATAAGTAGAACGGGCGACCGTAAAGTAGCGGGCATGTTCGCCGTGCCAGAGGTCTGTCCAATGGTCGGTCGGTTTCAGCTTTTTACGCTGCAAAAAAGCCAGGACTTCTTTGGGAATAAAGTTATTCGCCATTGCCGCCCCCGATTAAGCGGGCTGCCATAGAGTTTTTAGCCAGGCTTTCCGTCAGTTCGTCAGGGGAAACATCCAGCTCGGCCAGATCCGACTTCAAGTCTTCCAAGCTTTTGCCCTCTTTCAACAGCCGGGCAATCAGTTCTTCGATTTTCTTTTTGACCGGCTCGACTTTCGGCTGCCAGTCCTTTAATTCGTCGTCGCCCAGCTCGTCAATAAAGTCGTTGATCGGCTGTTTAACTGCGGCTGAAGACTTGTTTAACGCCTGATTAAATGTCGGAAGCTGGGAAAATCCGTTAATTTGTCCAAAAACGTCCTCTTCGTCTTCCGGGGCGTTTAACCCGAGCTTGGCTCGCATTTGTTTTGCTGAAACCGTAAAGCCGTACGGCAGCAGCCGGGCAACGCTTTCGGTCAGTTTTGACGTGTCTTCGGTTTCCGGATTGCCGATATGCAGCTTCGGATAAGCCTTTTGCGGTCCGAAATTCAGCTCAATCATCGGCCGGATCAGGTCACGGTTTAAGACGGCGGCCAGCTGGCGGGCGTCGGAATTGGCAATATCCATCCGTACTTCATTGTGTTCTTTGCTCACCGCATGTCCGCCGGAAATGGCGTCGGTGGTTGTGGTCTGGCCCAGAACAATCTTAGAGATGGCATGATCGTAATAAGCGGCATGATCTTTGAAGGCTGCGCCGCCGGCGCTGGTTTCGTTCTTGATAAAGTCAATCATCATGTCCTGGGGAACGACGGCAGCCGCATCGGCACCAAGATTGAGAACCGCCTTTAAAAGGTTGCGTTTGTCTTTCTCCGTCGCATTTTTGCCGTATTTGCCAACCCTGAGCGGGTGGCCGTAGACTTCCAGGAAAGAAATCCAGTTTTTAAGCGAAAAGTTTTTGAACAAGTATGCCCAGGCAACGCCGCGAATCAATCCGCCCCGGATATCCAGCCCGGATTTGGCTTTGATTGTCGTGTAGATGTATTTAAAAGGTGCCAGTTCCTTATAGCCGCCTTCCACTTTCAACAAAGGTTTTGATAAGTCATTCTGCTGAAAGGCAATCCAGCGCGGGTCAACCCAGTTTAAGGATTTAGGCATCCATTGGCTGCTTGAGGTTTCCCAGATGATTTCGGTGACTGAAAAACCTTTACCGACCGCGTCCAGCATATCAAAAATTTCGCTTTCCAACGTATCGCGGTTTAAAAAGCTTTTAACAAAATCGGCCTGAGCGGTTGCTGCCGGCGTGTCATCGGCCGGTTCAACCGAGATGTCCAGCTGCGCGACGGTACGCTTGCGGGCGTTTAAGACGGTTTGATACTGGAGGTCTTTTTCTTCGATTTCTTCGGCAAGTTCCATTAACTCTAAAATGTCGCCTTCGCCGGATTCTCTTAAAATCCGGGCCAGCTTTACCGGTGTCAGGTTAGTGCTGGGGTTGGAACTCAGCTGGTCGCGGATGCCGAATATAGGCTTACTGGCCTCGGCAGAAGTTAACAACATTTTATTTAAATAGCTTTTAATAACGTTAAACATCAGTAGGTTCCTTCGGCAAATTTAAAGTTTTTTTCCTCATCGTCATCAGCCAAATCTTTGGCCGTCAGGCAGCCTTCATAAACCGGAACGCCTTCCTTACTCATGGCGTAAATTCCTAAGATAAAAGCGATGCAGCTGTCGCCGTGCCGTTTGTTGCCGTGTTCGTCTTTCGTCCGGATCTCGGCTACTGTCGGCACGCCTTTTGTCAGTTTGACCACCTTAAAATCGTTCAGAATGTTGGTGTTTCGTGGCAGGCTGACCCGTTTTTCTTCAAAATAGGCCTTGGCACGCGGCATGTTCTGACTGTACCATTGTGTTGTCAGCATAACTTCTTCAACCGTTGCGCTGCCGTATTTTTGGCAGGCAACTTCCGCCAGATAGGAACCGTTGCCGCGGGCGTCATAGGCGGAGAAGCGGAAACGCGGCAGGTGTGAAGTAATATAATCGGCAATCTGCCATTGCTGCTCGTGGGGCATATTACGGATTTCGAGAACAAACGCCGTTTTGAGATTTAAGCCGGCGTCTTCCTGCAAAACCGCGCAAACCGACAGGTCGCCGCTTCGTCCGAAATCGTAACCGAAGCCTGAAGCCAGATTCGGGTTCATTTTTTCAATGACCGGCTGAAGATTGTCTTTTATCCAATCGTTAATAAATTCAACCCTTTCAGCCGACGGGGCGGCGGTAAATTCGGGTTTGACCGCCAGCTCCAGAACCGGAATGTCCGGCTGCATGCATTGTTCGACAATCAAACGGCTGAAATAATTTCCGGATCCGTTGGCCGGAATGCAGTCCAGCTCTTCCGCCGCACTGTCTCCGTAAAATTTGTAAATGTCGGCTTTCCATTGGTCTTCAGCTGCCTGGCTCCATTCTTTGCCCTGTTTTTGACAAATCCGCTTATAAAGCCCCTGACGCAGAGCATCATCAAAAGTGCAGCGCAGCAGCTTGTAGGGGCTTTTGCCGGCCCGGATGTCTTTTATCAGGTCATTAAATGGGTTATCTTCGCCGTTGTGCGTGGAGATAATTAAAACCTGTCCGCCCCAGATAAGCAGCGCAAACGCCGCTTTTAAGACTTCTCTCAAATCGTCATGGAATGCCGCCTCGTCAATAATAACAAAACCCTGTTTACCACGCAGCGCCCGGGCAACCGACGGCAGGGCAACGACCTCTTTGCCGTTGGCGAAAGTTACGCGGAAAGCCTTAATATCTTTATCCGGATTGTCCGGATCTTTGAAAACGTATTCCTCGGCTTCGGAACAGGCTTCGCCGATTTTCTTGGCCCATTCGCCGACATATTGAATAAATTCGCGGGCCATCTCAAAGTCATAGCCCATATAATAAGTATTTTGTGCATTTTCGGCCGGAGAGGTAACAAACACGGCGACCGCGGCCGCCGCCCAGGAATAACCGGTACGGCGGGACTTTTCAACGACGGTAACTGGTGAGGTCAAAGCCGTTGTGCTTAAAAGCTGTTGATAATATAAAAAAACTTTGTCCGGCTGAAACTCTTCCATTTTTAGACAATCCCGAAAATCTCGCGTTTGATGAAATCAAGGTTTTCTGCCGAAATGCCTTTTTTCTTGCCGGCCTTATCAACAACCTGCGCGGCTTTTTCGGCGAACTCGCGGCGCAGCTGGATAACGTTTTCAACGTTTTGTTTGGAAGCCTGAACCAGCTTTTGCAGGGAAGAGGCCATAAAAAAGGCATCTTTGCTGTCCATGGTAATGGTTTCGCCGTCGTTGTTGACCATCATTTTAAGGATTAGCGAGTGCATCAGCTCAATATTGACCTGACTGACTTTGTTTTCGCCTTCGTCTCCAAAGTTCTTGGCCAAGGCTTCGGCCACAATCCGCGACTGGCGGATTGACTTTGAAACTTCTTCAAGCTGTTTACAATGCCGTCCCAGCGCTGAACGCGACACGTCAACGTCCAGTTCTTTGAGCTTTTCTAAAATCTCATCAATGGTTTTGCCTGCTTGGCGCAGCTGACCGATTTTTTCCCTGATTTCGGAAGGCAGGCGGTCGATGCTTGAATTTCTGGCCATTATAGCCTCCATAAGCAGGGATTTATCATATTCCCGCAAGCTGATAAAATGTTGCAGCGCGCCGGAGTTTTTGCGCCGGCGTACAGAGACGTACGCCAAGCAAAAGGTGCAAGCGGGGCGCATTTTAGCGCTTGCCCTGCGGGTTTGTTTTTTATAAGCCGCAGCTTTGTCGCAAGCTTTGACAATATTAGCGATATTGCCGGCAGCTTGTTTCGCGCTACGGTCTTATAAAAATTCAAACGGGAATGTAATAAATCTCTGCTCATGGAGGCTCTTCCTTACTCCGGTCTGGGCTTTTTAACGCCCGGCACGGTTGCCCGGCCGCGGGCGACATCTTCGCCGCGGGCAGTCAGACGCGCAACGGTAACACGGCCGTCAAGCGGTTTCTCGACCGTAATCAGCCCCAGTTCTGCCAAAAAGGCAAAATCTGCCCAGATAACCTCGCGGCTGACACCGTGGCCGATTTCTCCCAAAGCTGTTTGCATAACGCTGTCGTTCAGGCTGTAGTCGTTGTCTTCTGCCAAAAAACGAAGCTCCGCAAGGTGACGGTCTTCTGCCATGAAATCACGATAAGCCATTGTTATTTATTCCCCATTAAGTAATCTTGTTGTCGTTCCAGTGTTTTCTCTATAATGGAAAGCGTTTTGTTTTGAGTGGCCAGTTCTCCGGTAATATGTTCAAGGCTAAGCTGCATTTTGTGAAAATCACGCTGCGAAGGCATGCCGGAAACCTGATTTTTGAGTTCGGAAACCTCGCCGGCCAGCGTCTGATAAGTTTCTTTTGTGACGAACTTGGTCTTGATTGACCACCATATCCAGCCGCAAAAACCGCCTAAAATCCAAATCAGAAAATTTGAGTTACCTTGTACAAATTCAACGATTGCCACGCTCTGCCTCCTCCTGACAGTCAATACACAATTTCACGCCCGGCACGGCTTTGCGGCGTTCCGGCGGAATAACCTCACCGCAGATTGCGCATTTCCGGTGGCTCCTCAAGGCGCGAAGCCGCTTTTTGCGGCATTCGGCCAGAGCGGTGGTATTAAATGCGGCTATTTCAGCGGTTGCCATATCCACAACATCAACCACGCTATTTTCCTTTAAGTGCGGTATAAATACCGAACAAGCTGCCGATGGCGGCACCGATTGAAGCCAGATTATCGGTAATGACCGACTGCGTATCCGCAGATATATCAATACCGCAGAAGCTCAAGATGCCGCAGACAACGGCAACCACGGAACCGATGACCGTCTTGCTCTTCCAGAAAGGGGTTTCGGTTTGATTTTCAGGCATAACATCCTCCTTTGTTAAGTTAATAAGTAAATAAAGCTGCTTTCAGGCCCGTATAATCAGAACGGCGGTCTAAATGAATAAAGGCTTTGGCAATACCGATGCTCCATCCCAGTGTCAGGGCTGTACTTAAAAGCTTTCGGTCATATTCGGCACCCCGGCGTACAACATCTATGGCGCAGGTTCCGGGGACTTTCCACTTGATATTTTCGGTCAGATGAAAAGAACCGGCATTGCCGCCTTCCTGCCGATTGTGCTCGCTGCAACGGCAGCAGGAACTTAAAGTCATCGGCAGACCGAACTCAAGGCGCAGTTCTTTTAATTTTTCGGCAAACCCTGGAGCTAAAATCAATTTACCGCAATGGCGGCAGGCCAGTTCTTTGTCTGAAAATAAGATTTTGCCTTGAGCTGATTCAATCATGTTATCCTCTGTTCTGTTATAAAACCCAGTATGCGCTTATTTTAAGAGTCGTTGGCGCAAAATCAATCCGGACTGGTGTCCGGATTGATTCGCCTATGTATTTAATGATAATTAAATACATACCTTTACTCTCGGAGTGATTTCTGATATAAAGGAAAAAACTTTATAGGAAAAAACAATGTTCAAAGCTTTATTTCTGATTGCTTTGGCCGCTTTCTTCTTTATTTTGGGCGGCTTTGGCGAAAATGTCCCCGACAAACCGTTTACGATTATTTATAACAGTACGGCAGCGGAAGAAAAATCTCCGGATTTCGATCCGGCCAAGTTTAAAACACCGTTTAACTTGTTGCGGCAGGCTTGTCCGAAACTGTTTTTGCAATCCGGAGACGACGTTAAAAGCGCCACGGCTCACTCATCCCCGGCCATGCCTTATATGATGGAACAGAAAGGCTGGGACAAAATGATTGAAGTTAAAATTGTGCTTAAAGACCGGTTAAACACCATTTCAAAGTCTTTTAACGCTAACGGCCACACTTTATATTATTATATTGGCCGAGGTGGCGTGTTTACCGATAAACGCCTTGCGCAGCAGCTTTGCGGCTGGCCGGTATCGGGAAACGGCGCTTCTATGTTTAAGGCAATTGAAGGAATGTAAAAAAAGGCCGTCTAAACGGCCTTTTTTGTGAAAAACTCCTGAATTGTAATCCTTGGAACACTTAATAAAGAATTAATTGGTTCATACGGTAGAACTTCAACATGTTTTAGTGTAGGGTTGAACAAAACAAATATTTTCTCTGTTTTGATACCGTGATGAAATAAAATCCGGTAATTTTTACTTTTAGCATAATCAAAAAGTTTTTCAATTTTTTGTTCTGATGTGTCGGTTTCATCCAATATTACAATAAAAGCATTCTTTTTAATTTCTGTGATTAATTTTGTGTTCATCAAAACATTTCCTTTCTAGAAATTCTGCCTTTTTTCCTTTGTTGAACTCCGACAACGGGCGGAAGTATCCCATGACGCGTGACCAGATTTCACAGGGCTGGCGTTCAATATCTTTTAGTTCAGTTACAGATATTTGTCCCTTGGGCATATTATCATCATTATTAAGCATTATTTTCTCCTGTTTTACTTAGCAAATTTGAACCGGCGTATCATTAATATCTTTTTTAAGTCTTTTTTAAGTTTCCGTTCTAATTTATTAAGCATGGCTCGTTGTTTACGGGTAATTTTCCAAGAGCCAGTAAATGTTATCGGATTTAAAATAAAAGACGGTATTTCTTCAAACTGTATTTCCATTTTATGATAATTGAGAGAATACTCTTTTTCATCTACGACAACAGAGATTTCTGAAATTCCTTCTGGTGGCATTATTTTGTTCTCCTTGCTGCTTTGTGTTGCCACTGTTCATAATATGTTGGTTTGCGAAACAGGTCTTTTATAGAATAAAATCCTAGAGGCTCCTCAATTTTCCCAAACATTAAATCAAAAACTTTTGCCGCGGCGGCCTTAGCTTTTTGTTGGCGTTCCTTTGTTTCCGGGCGGATATAATCACTAATAACATAATATTCTTTCATCTTAGTGCTCCGCGATAATCATATATTCCAGCTGGTCAATATCACCAGTTCGGCGATAGTCCCAGTTAATTTGGTCTTTATTCATAACCGCCTTCATCATTGCTTCGGCTTCATCCATAGCCTCAATCTCAATTTCCCCCCTGATTCGAGTATGTTCCATGGCTTTGACTTGGATTGTAAACTGCTTTTTCATGGTCTTTCCTTTCTTGTTCTTTAATGTATTTAATGAGTGGTAAATCTAAATAATTTTTGTCTTTAACTCTTCGGACGGTTCGTTCGTGAATGTCCAGCTCCGCAGCAATGCGGTTACTGCTTAAGCCTTGTTCAATCATTTTTGCTGCCAGAACTTTTTTGCGGCCCATACCCCGAAAATGTCCCATCGGTATCATAAATTTGCCGTAGCCCAGTTCCAGGCTTAATTTTTTTGCGGCATCAACACCGATAATCTGGGCTATCAGACATTTTTCAGTAGGATTTTTAGGGATGACGACTTCCGTTCCGCCTCGTTCGCTCACAAGTTTTAAGGTTGCGACAGTTCCGATAATGGTCTCCATTTCTGCCAAAATTCCGGTAAAATTACCCATTTTTAGCTCCTTTGCTTTCTTCCCGGGCTATCCATTGCTTCAGGCATTCAATAATCCGCTGCGCCCAACTCTCTTCAAGAAACTGAGCAGAACTGCGTTTGCCTTTCGTCATTCGGCTGACCCATTTATCCAGATCAACCAGATTTGTCGATTTAACGACGCCCATATCCTGAAGCTGCCCCCATAATGCGTAAATTTTTTCCAAATCAGCCCGTCCGGTCGGAACTTTGCGATATTGGTTCGGATTTTTCCGGTGTTTCCAACCTTTATCTTCAAAGGCTTTAACGACCTTTAGCAGCTGGCGGTCTGTACAATCTTTGCCGCTGTTTTTACCGACGGCGGCAAAAATGATTGACCGATAGGTATCATCGTCAAGACCCAGAGATTTTTTGGCGATATGAATCTTACCCAGCAAAATTTTGCGTTCTTGTATCATTTCCTTTTTTGTCATTTGTTTTAACCTGGCTCATCAGTACAGGGTGGTTAATCTCCTGTAGACGGCGGATAACAGCCTTGGGCTGAAATACGCCGTTTCGCCTTGTTTATTTGGAGTTAGCGGCGAAAGGTTACAAATCGGCAGCAATATCCAGCGGAATGGCTTTATACACCTCAGTGTCGCCAACACGCTCATAAACTCTGATATAGCTTTTGGAGTAGGCGACATTCATACTGTCTATAATGGCCTGTTTTGCTCGTAACCATTTTTCATCGTTAATATTATAATGTAATAGACTGTATATCTTTGAGAATGATAAGTTTCCTTGTTTGTCAGTTTCAAAGGCGTAATTAACCAGACTGACCAGCTTCGGATCGGCACCCTGACCCCATTCAAGAATGCATTCCTTAAACAGGGCTTCGGCGGACTTGGCGGCTTCGTTAAAAACGATGCGGTCGGCAAAAGAACGCATGACTTTATATTTGCCGTCAAAGCTGTAAAGCGTCAGATTGCCTTTTTTGCCGCCCAGTTTGGCCTGATATTTTTCGGCAACGATTTCCTCCAGTTCGGAAATGTCCTGCATAGATTTAACCTTGCAGTCTTTCAGCACTTCATGGCTTTTCTTAAAGCGCTCAACAATGATTTTGACCGTCTGGTCGCGTAGCTGGTCTTGCGGCTTGACCATAGCCTTGGGAATTAACCGTCCTTTTGCATCGGTCATATAGTCATTTTCGTTAATTTCGTTCATCTTTAACTTCTCCTATATATCCAGAGCTTTACGGTAAGTTTCGAGAAGAAAATCATTCTCGTCCCGTTCAGCAGCGTTTTGTTTACGCAGTTTGATGATTTCGCGCATGATTTTGACATCGAAGCCGGCGCTTTTTGCTTCGGCAAAGATGTCGCGTATATCGCTTTCAAGGGCGGCTTTTTCTTCATTCAGCCGTTCAATGCGTTCGATAAGAGAACGTAAACGGTCAACAGCAATACCGCCAACTTCAGTATTAGACATTTTATTTTTCCTTTTCTTCTGGGGGTTGAATTGATGATTGCGTGAAAAAGCAATCGGCTATAAACAGGTTGTAAGTACGACTGATTAGGCCGTTTCCTTAATATCTTCATAAACAGGCCTTTCGGATGGCTGATTGGCAAGTGCGTGATTTTCTATATATGCAAGGCTTTCGCTCAAACTTTTGAGATTGCTGGCTATACAATTTAAGACATGGGCCATCTGTGTGGCTTTAGCTTCTATTTCTTTAATCGATTTCGCCAAATTCTGGGCATCTTGTGATAACATTATTCTTCTCCTGATTTTTTGTTGTATTGACAATTACGGCAGGCTTTAAAAAGTCTGATTTTGTTAGGGTTTCCTGAGTTGGAAAATGGCCTGGACTGATTTTCGAGACATTCCCGGATAAGGATTGAACCGAATACCGGACAGTCATGCGTTCCGTCCATAAGATTGGCCCGGACGGCTGCTTCTATATTAGCGATGGTTCCCGGATAAATATTTTTAAGAACCTGGCTGATTGCGGCCGATGATTTGCCGATTTTTTGAGCAATTTTGTTCTGGGAACTTTTATCGGATTCCATAGCCAGGACCTCAATCCAGTCCGGCAAATTTTCTCCCCAGTATTGTTTTGCAGTTTCTATCGCTGACATTTAGGCCTCCTCACTATTCCAAACCACAGTATCAATATTCGGATCATATATTTGCCGGATACGTTGAATTTGCGGAGCTTGAATCCCTTTATTCATGGCTGGATTTAGGTGGAAAGTTTTTTCATTTTGTTTCTTCGTCAGATATCCGGCACGCTTTAAATAATTCAGATATTGGTCGACTGCAGCCAAGGACACCGGATCGTTATCCTGTGACACGGTTGCAACAATATCTTTAAGTGTAAAGTTCTTTAAGATACGAATGGCTCGCCAAACTCTCGACTGATGAGTATCTTCAACTAAATGTCCATCTCTTCCAACTACCGGCGCTTTGGCCCCTGTATCTTTCAACAATGTGTATATGTTTTTTCTCAGGCCACCTTTACCAGGTAGTGTTTCTTTATGCAAAATTTCTGCCTTCACTAAAGCCTTTAAATAGCTGTAGACTGTGCCACCTAGAATTTTCGTCCGCAACTCAATGTCTTTTGTGGTAAAAGTTTTTAATTCCCGGATTTCTTTCCAAATTAATTTCCGGTTTTTAGGGGCAACACTAACCGGTTTTCTTCCTGTTTCCATCATGACAACCTCCGAATTGCAGGAGCTTCGCCTTTGATGAGTTCACGCTTTCCCCAACTTGCTAAGTCGACAATATTTTTACCTTCAGCCAAAATGGTATCTTGAATTTTATTGAGATTTACCACAATACGGCGGACACGACCTTCAGATATTTTCCAGACCTTCTCCAGTAAGTCATCGCCGATTTTTACCTTATCGCAATAAAGCATCCGGAGTTTAACGGCATCTTCCATATTAGCCGGTGCTGCGGCAATCCAGTCCAAAATACGGTTGTGGAAACGTTCTTCTCTTGCCAGTTTGGAAGGAAGCATCTCTTCGCCGATTAATATAATCGGAGCTTCTGAATTGTCGTAAATATCACGGGTTAAAGCCATTAGGCCTTTGCAATCAACGCAATAGTCAAATTCATCAATGATTAAAGGTTTCCCGGAACAAGAAAGTTCTTCGCAGACTTGGTCAAACATTTCTGCGGTTGTTCTTTTGGCAGGAATTCCCATTTCATCAAGAATCGCCTGCAACATGGTCTTTCTTGTCCAGATGGCTTTGGCTGAAACAAAGTAAGCCTTTAAGTTAGCCGCAGCATAACTGGATGCCATGGTTTTTCCATATCCGCTCGGGCCGTGAACAACCACCAGTCCGGGAAGATAATCCGGGCGTGTCATAGCCTTTTTTATTGCGAGAAGGATAATTCCGACATTTTGTAATGCCGCTATGTTATTGACTTTTTGCGTATTTTCTAGCATTATTAAATCCTCTATAATTTCGGTTATAGTTTCAGGGGCTGACTATTGGCGTAGGGGCTCCTGATGTGTTAGGGTTGTCCGCAAGTTGCAGCTTGCGGGCAACTTTTTTTATTACATGACTCCGAGACCTAACTCCTCTAATGTTAATTGGGTTTGGTACTCTGAAGACAATTTGTAATTGGCGTAAAAATCTCTTTCTTCAGCGGTTAAACGGTCGCCCTTTAAGAAGCGTTCATTTAGTTCTTTCCAGTGTTTATACTTCTCCCGGGCTAATATGGTTTCCGGCATTTTAATAACATTGTCATTCTTGGCTTTTTCCACTTTTTCAATAATAGCTTGCTCTTCGACAGTTAAATCTCTACTGGTCGGAATCTCCTGACGGGCTTTTAATATGTTTTCCGCCTCTCTCAAAAATTGAGATTCGTAAGAAACTTCAGGTTTGGGAAAAGCCAAAATATCAGGGTCGTTTTCGATTTTTTGATTAACAATTTCCTGTGCCAAATTTTTGACCATGTATTTTTTACTGTAGTCTTTGACAATTTTTTTGCTTTCGGAAATCAGGCGTTTTTGCAGATGTTTTTTAGCCGTTGCAACTTCAGCCCTTGAAATTCCTGTTCGTTCACAACAGAAAGCCTCACAGATAAATTTTCCTTCCAAGGTAAAAACGTAAATTTTTCCCCATTCTGATTCGGAATAAAGAACTTTAACCTGTTTTCCGGTATATAAGGCCAAATCGTGGCTGTCATAATAAGCGTTATCAATGGCAATACCTTTTTTCGTAACGGTTCTTAATCCGTCACCGCTGGTCGGAGACAGCAGGATATCAAGAGCGCGTTCGTTTCCGATGCGGCGGACTTCACCGTCATAATTATCAATCATTGATTGCGGTGTTTTACCGTTCAACCCCCGATGCGGTTCCTGCATGTAATAGTTTTTTATCCAATTATCGCAAAATTCCTGAAGCTGCTCCGCTGATAAATAATTTTTTGTCGGTTCCTTGGCTTTACCCATAATATGATCGGCAAAAGATTTACGTGCTTCAATGTTCTTGCGATCACTGACGTTATGCCCGATATAACCGGGTAACATTTCTAAAACATCATGTGAAAAGGTCTTAAACACCCGTTCAATATGTGGTTTGCCTTCCGGGGTAAACGGTTTGCAAAATATCTGCTTTATTTCCAAGCTGTCAAAAACCCGGCGCATATGTTTCGACGCATAATCGGCACCGTTATCTGTTTTAACCTCTTCAGGAACGCCCCATTCAAGCAGACAGGCGCGGGTTATGGATGTTACGGCCTTTGAGTTTGAAGAGTTGGAAACAAGAAGTTTTAAGCGCCGAGAGTAAACATCAATGACGCCGACAATGTTGTGACGGGAACCATCGTCCAGCATTATGTCTGTAGGTGTACTATCAAACTCCCAACGCTGATTAAGGCGGACAATCTTTTCTGACTGGGAACCTGCTGCGGCCTGAAATTTATTGCGCCAGGCGTCTGGATTTTTGATTGCCAACAAAGTGGACTGATTTTCATGTTTCCATTTTGAAACCCAATTTTGAATTGTCCGATAAGACGGAAGAGTAGTTCTGTCAAATTTTACACGTAAAGAACGCATAATTAATTTACAGTTTATGTCAGGACGATGATAAATCAGCCCTAAAATAAACTCTTTAATTTCTGGTCGGCTTTCAACTTTACTGGCTCCTTTGCGGTTCCCGTAATTGTCAGCCAAACCCGATAATCCCATGGCTTCATAATTCTTTTCCCAGTCGAAAAGAGTATTTTTGCTAAGACTGTTTACAAAAGAGCGGAAGCTGCTATCCGTTAAAACTGTTTTATTATTGTATAACTCACAGAATGATAAGCGTGCTTTGGTTGCAGATAGGCCAGATTGTTTTCGGTAAGAGTGATATTCCTGAATAATTTTTTCCCGGATTTCTGCTTTCTGAAGCTGCGCATCATTAAGTTTGACAAGCGCAGATAAAGCTTCTTCTTGTCTAATCTGCTGTATAGTGTTGTCTTTGAACTGCTGATTCTTTAATATCTCGGTTTTAACATCTGAAGGCAAATCGTCAATGTTATATTCTTTGCCTCCGCCTTTGCCTTTTCTTGCTCGGAAAGGCCAATTTTCTTTTTTAGCCCTGATATTGATTAATCGTTTACAACTAGGTAAAGAGCTTAAATGCAAATCGTCCAATTCTTGAGCACTAAAATAATTTTTCATTATTTTGCCTCCCGGTAGCGTTCTGGGAACAAATCTTCTACACGGACATCCAAAGCCTTTGCCAAGGCTCTTTCTCCTGCCGGAAAAGGCTTTACCATAGCCGTCCGGCATGCACCCGATGATAAATCTTCGTCCAGTGCAGCTTTGGTAAAATTTGAACCTCTTTTCATCAGTTCTATTTTTATTTTGGCCTTATCCCACATTTAAATTTTCCTTTAAATTTCGTTTTTTTGTGTTACTATTAGCGAAACGATAATTAACATTAGGATAAAATTTTATCGCAGTCAAGAAAAATATTATCCTTTTGTTCATTCTTTTGGGAAAAATTTTATGACTATAGGGGCGCGCCTAAAAAAAATTAGGGAAAATCTTGGACTTAGCCAAGCAAGCATGGCTACAGTGGCAAAGTGTCACAAGAAAAGCTGGGAAGGATATGAAGCCGATAACAATTTACCAGGCGGAGAAGTTCTTTCTAATCTGGCAAAAGCAGGGGTTGATATTAATTGGATATTGACAGGACAAGCCAATCAGACAGAAAATACGATAAATATTTATGATGTCGAATTTTCCGCTGGTTGTGGTTCAATCATTAGTGAGGAAAATATTATTTCATCTTTGGTTGTTTCAGATGATTTCTTTGAAGTATATAATATTCCTCGAAAATTTGCAGCGGGGGTCAAAGTCCGCGGTGATTCTATGCAACCGAAACTATTTGAAAAAGATATTGCTATCTTAGACATGAGTGTTAAACAATTTTCCAACGATGCAATGTATGCTTTCGAATATGATGGCAGCTGCTTTATAAAAAAATTGCAATTGGCTGGAGATAAATTAAGAGCTATTTCCTTAAATCCAGAATATGCGCCATGGGATATTGAAAATGAAGAATTGCTGCACATTGTTGGTAAAATAAAAGCCGCTATTTGCAAAGCCTAATTTGTCAAAAATTCGTTTAAAAAGAATCCCAGTTAATATTAAACCGGGATTTAAAACAGGCCTTTTTAAATCCCAGTTCAAAACTTATCAAATTTCTCATTTGAATTATTAGGCTGATTTTGTGCCAAAAATTGGAAAAAATCCAAAACCATTTTAACATCATCCAAAACCATTTTGCAGTTTGTATTGTTTTCTAAAAATCATAATCGTGTCGGCAAACGATACTTTAAGCGGCTTTTAAACGTCCTGTAAACACCGTCTAGCAAGGGGTTTAATAAAATGGCGTCCCGATATATCCCGGTAAATCTCGGTTAATCCCAGAGTCCCAGTTGTCCAATACCATCTTTCTTCTTACATTTTGGCGGGAAGCTTTCCGTGCGGAAGAACCTCTTGTTCAATGAAGTTTTTTCTGATTAAGGCCAAATCCGGATCGGTAACCGCTAAATTGTCCATTTTGTTGTCCTTTCTTT